CTATCAGATTTCTCTTCTTTAATTTCTTCTTCTTCATTAGTTGCTTCTACCATTTCAGTAGGCTCTTCTTCAATAGCTTCTTCTTCAGCCATTTCAGTGTTTTCTTCTTCCATAACTTCTTCTTCGGCCATTTCAGTAGGTTCTTCCGTCATTTCTTCTTCAACCATTTCCTCTTCTTCGAATGTTTCAGTCATCATTGGAGGTTCTTCTTCCATTAACTCTTCTTCTTGGAATGTTTCTGTGGTAAAATTTTCTTCGGTCTCGGTTGATTCCATGAATATGGGTCCATCTGATTCGACGAATGATTCCTCAGATGAAAATTCCTCTTCTTCAGAAACCATCGGTAAGAATGTTGCAATGATTTCGTTAGTTTCTTCATAAATTTCCTCCATTTCTGTGTCTGTAAATTCAAACATTGGACCATCTTCAAATGCCATGCCTTCATCTTCCATAAAGAACTCTTCATCCATCTCCATAAAGAATTCCTCTATGAATTCTTCTGCAAATGTAAATGTTTCCATTTCTACTTCCATTTCAAATTGAGGTTCTTCGTTAAAAGTAAAAGTTTCTTCTTCAAAGAAAAATTCTTCCATATCCTCAAAAACTTCTTCTTGTAAATCTTCTAAATCTTCAAATATATTCTCTATCTCATCTTGAATAGATTGGTCCAGGGGTTCTGATTCATATGTAATTGTAAGAGATGGTTCTTTTAAGTCTACTGAATAGTGACTTGTACTGTTGGAAGTATCTGTAAAATCGTATCTTACATTAACATCAAAGTCCGTTTGAGTACTTCTGGATATAGACAAAGTATCAGATCCAGATTGATAACTACCACAATTAATACTACCACAACCCGTAGAACTATATGTCCTAATTTGTGTTGTTGCTTCACCATCTGCTCCAGTTACTGTCACTGTTGAGCTGACTGTAGAGTTATAATTATTCCAATGCCAATATTTAAAAGAATGATTTGATGTAAAACCATCTTGTAGTTGAGCTTCTGTTAAATTCGCGTCGTCTTTTAAACTTACATCATCAGACTTAATATATGTATCATTAACAGCAGCAACTATATTATTGCCATGCCTTTGAGTGGCAGTACCAGACCAACCTGTGGAAAAATCTTGACTAAGTAGATTATTTGTTGTTGTTTCGTCTGCTGAAGTTGTAAGGGTTAACAGCGTCAGCAAAACGGTTAATAGTAAAGTGCGCATATATAATAGCTCCTATAAATATTGTTAGCCAAATCATTTTTTTTTCATATAATGTTTAGAGGGCTCATAGTTCCATTTTTTTCCGTGATGACCTCTTATATCTGCGTACCACATCCTTAATCTCACAATCCATTTTCGTACAGGTCTTGGCATTACCTAGAATGACTCCATTCTATTTTCTTTTTAATTCTCTCTTGTACTTTTTTATCAAAAGTAGTGTCTAGTATTTGAAATTCTTCTGTTATTTTAGCTTGTTCTTTAGCATTTTTCTTTTCTTCAAGAGCTTTTGCTTTAGCTATTGCTTTTTCTTTTTTTTCTCGTTCCTTCATACGTTTTACATATATGTCATAATCAGGTCTTTCATGGTCATATTTAGCCCAAAGTTTTTTAGCTTCTTTCCCAATTTTTCCATCGATAGGGCAAGGGGTACCAGCTTGTATCATTGATTCAAACACACGTTCATCCTGACAAAGAATAGCAACTGCTGCAACCTTCATACCAAAGTCATTTAAAATTCTTGCTAATTTTAATCTTTCACAATTTTTATCAATCATATGTTTTCCACCACTGACACCAATACCAAATGTTTGTACTCCTGCAGAAATTCCAACGGCGCATACGTCCTGTGTCATAGCATTATAAGATGGAGCTGCTGCTGATGGTGGTGAAGATCTTATATCTGAATTTGTAGTATTGGTAGTTGTTGATGTAGATTCAGAACCTGATTCATATGTAGTTGTAGTAGTTGAGTCATACCCACCTTCAATTGCTGTGTTAGATCCAGAAGTGTTTGTTTGTGTAGTGTCCCCCCATGCTTTTGGTCCTCCATAGAAGGCTAGAAGACACATTAATATAATTAATACTCCTGAAAAATAATATTTTGTAACTCTATCCATCGTATTTTACTTCATTCTCATAAGACATGTCGTTCCCATGATCTCTTTGTTTTGTATAAGTTCTTTTGCATTGGCAATTATCACATGCACATAAGTCTCCATCATAATGATGGCTGTGAAGATTTTCCTCACAGTGACAATTGCAGAGACATTTCTTACATTTCATTTTTGCCAGCTAAAAAGCCAATTAACAAATCGATCCCATAATTTTTTAATCATCTTTTTTCTCCTCAATTTCGTAAAAGAAGTTATCGGTATTTTCAGTTCTCCATTTACGGGTGTCTTCTACATTCCATTCTGAAGTTTGAACTTTCCAATCAGGAATTTCATCTCTCACAGTGAAAGATGGTATGTCCCATATAATTCGATTGTTTGGCTGAGCCGCATAGTTGCCGTCGTCTAAAGCAAGTATGTGAGCGCACTTATGTTCGTGCGGGATTTCAGAATGATCTGTATCTACTATATTACTCTCTGGATGTGCAAAGTCAACTGTGAAAAGATACGCACCTGCGTGCGTTTTTTTATCTTTACCAAAATATTTTCCAGATTGTCCGTCTAGGATATCGTAAGAAGTAATAGCAGGATAGTAACTAAAACAATTCCAAAGCTCCAGCTCATCAAGTCTACGTTTAGGTACTTCTTCTGGTTTAAAGCCTCTTTGAATGAACGCAGATATTGGCAAACGGTAAAATACAGCACCGTTCTCCATAATTGCGTGAAAGAGTATAGGACGTCCTGTAATCGATGCCAAACCAAATATAATGCAGTCTTCCACCTCTCCATGGTGTTTTTTGAGATCATAGAGATATTCTCTCTTGATCTGCGCATACGTCACAGGTATGTTTGCATTCAAATAGGCCATGTATCATATAATATTATATTGCGATTATTATAAATACAATAACAGCTACAACTACAGCTGTAGCTTTTTTGTTATTCACTGCTAAGTCTCTTATTCTCTTAGCTTCATTTATTATTTTTTCCATAGTCCCTCCGTTTTTATTTTATTATACCCCAATTAGGGCCAGATTCATAGTCTACTTTATTAGGAATTTCAAGAGAAACAGCATTTTCCATAATTTCTTTTATTTTTCCTGCATTGTCACTTACAGATATATCTAATTCGTCATGTACCTGAATGTGTGGAATAATTCCTTCTTTGTGTAAATCTATCATTGCTTTTTTTGTCATGTCTGCAGCTGATCCTTGTATAAGTTTGTTTAATGCTTTGTATGTGTAGGCACGTTTAATCCCTGGTCCGTGTTCCATGAGCGCTGCATCATGAGGCAGTGCTTTATGAATCCCGAACTGATTTGGTTCCCATAGATGAAACCTACATAGTCGACCAAGAAGAGTTCTAATACGTCCACGATCCTGAGCACGTTGCATAACATTATCCATTAGTTGTTTTACAAATGGAACTTTATTATGATACTGTCTAAATAAATCATCAGCTTTATCTTTTGATACACCCAGTTCTGCTTGTAATTTATTTTTTCCCATACCATAGAACAGACCAAGATTTATTGTCTTGGCCTGGCTTCTTGGTATCTCTGCCATTTCTGCTACAATACTGTGAAAATCCGCATCGCCTTCACGATACGCATCCAATACTTCGCCCGCTCCATAGAGATTCTGTAAAGAAGCATAATGCACTACCAACCTAGGCTCTTGCTGAGAATAGTCAAAACAACCCCATGTATGACCCTCCTCGGGTATAAATAATGACCTTATCTTAGGTCCAAGTTCTTTATCTCTAGCTGGTATTTGCTGTAAATTTGGGTTTGAATAACTAAATCTTCCAGTTACTGTTCCCCCATTATCTCCTCTTAATTGATTAATTTCTGCATGTATTCTACTCTTGTAAGAATGTTTCAATATGGTATCAATAAATGTGGTATGGGCCTTGTTAATTTCTCTGGCTCGGGCTATTCGTTTCACCAGTGGGTGGGGGTGATTCTGTAAAAAGTTTTTTGTAAATGATGGAGAATTTGTTTTTTCGGTGCGGTCAAATGGTAGGCGAAGTTTTTCAAAAACTTGCGCGATGGATCTCGCTGCCCATATTTGAGTATCTACTCCAGTTTCTTTTTTTACTATTTGTAACAATTCTTTTTCTTGTTCAAGTAATTGTTGTTTTAATTTGTGGGCTCCTTCTACATCTACACGAACTCCTAAAAAACGCATATCGACTAAGCAAGGAAAAAGTTCAGTCTCTAATTCAAAAATAGCATTTAAATCTTGGTGTAAAATTTCTTTCTTTAGTTCTTGCCAAAGCTCTAATGTAAGTTCAGCATCCTTTTCTGCATATGCGCCAACATAAATGGCAGGTAGTTTATACATTTCTGCCTTGGCGTCAACCCCCCAACTCTTTGCTGCTTCATATAAAGCTGTTTCATTTTTTGTTTTTCCAGTGTATCTTTTACTGCAGTTGTTTAAGTCATAACGCATTTGATTCTCATCAACTAGGGCCGATGCAATCATCGTGTCTACAATTTTACCGTTAATACTTAAACCTAATGCTCTGATCCAACATACGTCGTACATGGCGTTATGAAAAATTTTTATAGCGTCTGTATTAAGGACTCCTTGAAACCATTTTAGAACTTTTGTTCTATCCATATTACCACCACCTTCGTGGGCAATTGGATAATAACCAGACCAATTATGTACGGCTACTGCTACACCTGTTACGTCTCCCCTACCTACTACATTACCTGATCCCATTTTTATTAAGTCGGGATCTTTTGTTTCTAAGTCGATTGCTATTTCATCATATTTAGATAGATCAGGAAAATTTTCTGGTGGCAACCACTCTGTTTGTGGCGCAAATAAAGGTTTTTGTATCATTTAACAATTCCCCATGAGTTTTTCTTTTCTTTTTTTATCTCTTTCACTTCTTCAGGATAGTCTCTATCAATAGCCATGTCAATATAATGTTTTGCTTTTAACAAATCTTCTTTTTGATTTTTTTGTTTGTGACGACATAAATATTTAATTGCATTTCCTTCGGCAAATGGAATATTATTTTTATTAATAAATTCTGATGGCTGAATGACCATAGATTTGTAGTGATCCCCACCTACCTGCTTTTTATATATTTCATCACTCATAGTATAAATCCTTTGTTGTATTGTTTTGGTTCTATAATATGTAAATTTTCTTTTGTTCTAGTTGCACCTACATAAAATAATCTATTTTCATCATCAGGATTTTTTTCATAAGTATTCATAGTTGTTTTAGTAAGATCAGTTAAAAGAACTACGTTTTGTGATTCACCACCTTTAGCTGCATGTATAGTTGATAATTCTATTCTTGGTTTTTT